GCAAGATTGTAGATAATGTCTATGCAGCAGGAACAGCTGATGCAGTAATCGGCGATACTCTTATAGATTTTAAAACTACATCTAAGACAAGTATAGATGAGACTTATATGCCTAATAACTATAAATGGCAATTACTTACTTATGCCTATATCTATAGAAAGATGGGAGTGGATATTAATCGCATTCGCATCGTATGGATAACTAATAACATAGTTGGCAGAGTAAGTGAGAAGACTGGTAAGCCCTTAAAAGACTATCCTTCTCAAGTGATCCCTGTTACTCAAGTTATTACCGATGAAGATATGCAATTCATTGAAGATTATCTTAGACTGATTGCCGAGACTTATCTCAAAGGTGTAGAAGATCCTAAGTTAGTCTATCTACTCTATTCAGATTACAGATTAAAGGAGAAATAATTGAGTACTAAAATACTTGTAAGCGGTTATGAAGCTAGTGGTAAATCTACCCTAACTTCTAAAATAAAAAATGCGTTGGTTATAAACTTTGATAAGAAAGAATATAGCTTTAATGTACCTCATGCTAATTTTAAAAATTATGAAGGCATGGAGAGTGTAATAACTTTTATCAATGACAAGATAAAAGCATATAAGGAAAAGTTTAAAGAGTTTCCGAAGTTCATAGTTATCGATACTGTCACTCAACTCTATGCAGCAATGACTAGATATAACTCTGTTAAATATACAGGCTTTAAAATCCATGAACAGAACAATATTGATACTTTAGATTTAAATAACTATATCGAGAATGTTCTGATAGCTAATGGAGTATCAGTAGTTATTGTAGCTCATACAATGGTAGATGAGAAGAGTGATAGGCATGTTATACCTGCTCAAGGTCAATTCGCTAAAGCAGGCAGTTGGTTATCTATAGTAAACGATAGTTTATTTATAGAGAAATCTAGTGGTAAGTTAGTTGTCTATTTTACTTCATTCAAGTATCCAGCTAGAACAACATTAAAAGACTTACCAGATAAGGTCGGAATAAACGAGTTTGATATCAATGAATATCTTAACAAGCTAGTAAATGCTAAAAATGAAATTGAAGAATATATACTATAAGGAGTTAAAATGAGTTTCTTCACAGCAAGCATAGATAAAAAAGCTATCGCAGAAAATGGAAAAGAGTTTATCACTAAGAGTGGTATTTACGACGTAGTTATTAAGTTCGTCAGCGTTAAAGTCAATGATCATGGTGCTAGAAGCCTAAACTTCAATGTACTATATCAAGGTAGTGAAACTACACTATACGGACTTAAACTAGATAACAATGATGGAAGTGAAAACTTTCAGAGAAATATCTTCAATAAACTATGTGTTATTGCAGGTATTCAAAATGTTAATGACCCTGTAAAAGAGGTACATAAAGTAGGACGTGATCAGAAAGAAGAGTCATTCGATGTTCTAGATCAGTTCAATGACTTACCTGTTAAAGTCAATATTAGATTTAGATATTCTAAATACAATGGTGAGATCAGAGAACAACGTGAGATTATGGGCTTTTACAGAGAAGATGGTGCTACAGCTAGTGAGATCGTATCTGGTACAGCAATAGGCGTACAACTTGAAAAAGATAAAAAGTATGCTGAGAACAATCGCTATGATGATGGTCTTACAATCGCTGATGTTGAAGCTTGGAAAGCTAGTAAATCTACAGCTAATGCAGCACAAGCTTCTAAAGATATAAAAGTTCAGACAGCTGACAATCCTTTCAGATCGTAATGTACGCAGCGATAGATCCTGGATCTAACGGTGCTTTAGTTATAGAAACTTCTCCCCTTACATTTATAGACTTTAAATCCCAAAACTTACAAGGCTATATCCATGCCTTGAAATCTAATAAGGTAGATCTATGTATTGTGGAGAAAGTTCATTCTATGCCTAAGCAAGGTGTTAGTTCTACTTTTAGTTTCGGACAGAGATTAGGAGAGATAGAAGGAGTACTTCAAGCACTTGAAATCCCTTACATTATGGTCTCTCCGCAAGTTTGGCAGAAAGCTATAGGTATCCCAGCTAAAGCTGATAAGAAAACTATAGCTAATACCTTAATCAAGCTTTACCCTAATGCTTCTATCTATGGAGCTAAAGGAGGCTTACTAGATGGCAGAAGTGATGCCCTAGGTTTACTTCATTATGCTCATACTAAATACAAGGAGGAATAAATGCTATATAAGGATTTTATCGACGAAGTAGCCTCTAGGTCAGGTATGTCTAAGAAGGGTACAAGAATTACTCTATCTAAGACATTCGAGTTAGCTAGAGAGATCTTACAGAAAGAAGGAAAACTTAATTTCCCCACCATAGGTCACTTCAAGTTACTTAAAGTGCCTATCACTAATCTTAGTGGTAAGAAACAGATAATTAGTAAAGTGACTTATACAAGTTCTTATACTTTAAAAAAACTACTGAAAGGTAAGAAATGATCGAGGAAGTTCTAAACGAGAGACAGGATACTCATGGTGACTACAAGTTAGTCAGTAAGATTTCTCAAATACTTAAAGATGTCTGCGAAGCTCATTTACAGTCAGACTTAACTCCAGCTAAGGCAGAAGCCTTAGATATGATCTTACATAAAATTGCAAGAATAGTCTGTGGTAATGGTAACTTTAAAGACCACTGGGTAGATATAGCTGGCTATGCAACTCTTGCTGCTAAAGATGAAGAACAAGACAGAGATCTTTTATTGTTTAAAGAACTCTGCGAGATCGTAGTCTATAAAACAGAAGACGAAGAAGCTAGAAAACAAGCTATCAGAGATTTCTTTAAAACAATAAGAGGGGAGTAAATCCCCTTCTTAAGTAAGGATACTTATATGACTAAAGGCGAAGCATTAGTTAGGCAACAAGAAAGTCAGCGAATGGTGAATGGTGTCTGGGTATTCGATGAACTTGAGCCTTACGAACCTTTTGCGACTAAAGCTGAAGCTTTCGAATACTATGGAAGAAAGCTAGATGAATATTGGCTTAGCAAGATAGAACTACATAAGAAGTCTAAATTTACTAAGCAAGATATTCTAAAAATATTAAAAGGTAGATACCTAAATGGAGAATAATAATGAATAATTTACAAGAGAAGATAGATATTCTTCGAGCTATGGAGAAAGGATTAACTATTCAGTATTCTGAAACTGATGGTGAAGAAGATGACTGGGAAGACCTAAAGACTACTGAATTAGACTTTGATCTATATACCTATAGAGTAAAACCTAATAGTAAGTCTAAGAGTAATCCAGATGCTAGATTCAAGGTAGGGGATAAGCTAGTTCGTATAGCAGACGAAGGTAAGCTTAATCCACTTATAGTAACTATAAGAGATTTTGCTAGCAATGGAGATTACCGATGGGAAGAGATCAAAGGTCAGACTAATATAGAAGCCATAGATGCTAACTATCTAAACATCAATGATGTTTATTGGTGGCACGTTATTCACTATAAGAAGGAAGATCGCTATACCTTAGCTCCAACTATGATGAAGCTAGGAGAGATTAAAGGTTGGGCTAACGAAACGTATGAGCCTATGTTTAGTATGGGATTTAGAATCCCTCGAGGAGAAGAAAATGAATCTAGAAGAGAAGATTAAGATACTTACTGCTTACGAAGAAGGTAAGACAGTAGAAACATACTATCGATCTGAGGGTAAGTGGTGTAAGATAAATCAAGATGTTTGGGATTTCGAAGATGGTACATATAGAGTTAAATCCGATAGAGATACTAAGTTTAAAGTAGGAGATACTCTTGTATTTAAAGACTCTGAAGAAGGGTTATGTCCAATGACATATACAATCACAGACATTGACGAAACCAATTATAAGTTTGAATATACAAGTCCTACTGCTATCGAAGAGGTAGATAAAGATTTCATCAACGAAAGAGATGTCTTATGGTACTTCGAGATATACGACTATATCTCTAAAGAGTACTCAATGTACCCTAAGAGAATAACTAGAGCTGAGTTAGAGAAAGAATATGCATCTAAACACGATACTTTTAGATGGAAGCCTATATACGCTCTTGGATTTAAACTAAAGGAGAACTAATGTTCGAGAAAGAGATTAAAGAAACTGTTGAGAGATACATCGTTAAAGGATGGTATCTAGAAAAGTTTAGACGATCACGAACTATAGAAGAGGATATAACTAAACATATATCTGAAGCTACAGCTTATCCTTATGAGATTATGAATAACTTAGTTAAGTATCCGAACATGTATGGTGAGATACTCAGCATAGTCGAAGGAGAGTTCCCATTACTTAGTAGATGTATTGACTTTATGAGAGAGCTTAAACTGAAAGCTATTGACTTCAATACACTCTTATCTACGGAGAATAGCAGAACGTTTGACGAAGAAGCAGAGAAACTCAAACTAAGAATTATCCAAGAAGAGCTAAAGCCTTATGCTGACAAGCTGTTTAAAGAGCTACCACTAAGAGAGAGTAATGCTAATACACTATTTAAGGAGAACTAATGGAGATATCAGGTTATAGAGCTTGGGTCTATGATCTAGAGTTAGGGAAATACGTTATGAAAGATGTAGCTAAGATAGAGTTCTATCTGGATACTAATGAGGTATCAATGGTATATACCTTAGCTACTGTGCAGAGAAAACCTACAGAATTTACTTTTGATCCTTATGCCATAGAAGATGTAACCCTTATGGGGGATACAGGCTTTAGAGATAAAGAAGGTAAGCATATCTACACAAAAGATATTCTGGAATTTTCTAATGGTTGCTTAGGAGTAGTCTATTGGAGTCAGTTACACGGCAGATATAAAGTAGAGTGTAGAGGAACTGAGCCTAAAGACCTAACTAAAGCAGTAGCTCAAGAATGTATTGTATATGGCAATACTATCGAAACTACAGATGTAGAAGACATCTTAGAGGAGAACGAATGGAACTAACTATAAACGTAGAGGATTACATTTCTGAGAGTGATATCAAAGAGATATGCAAGCAGAGTGTAAGAAGCTACATAGACAAGCAGATAAGTCAATTTACTAACATAAAGGACTTTATTTCTGAAGCTGTCTATGGTTCAATATCAGGAGAATTTTTAAAAGTTATCTTTCAAGAGAACCCTGAAGCTGTAGAGAAAGCCTTACAGCAACTAAGGAAGCTAGTTAAAGATGGAGAGTTCATATCTAGCTATGCTCTATTTGGTCTATGCCTTTACCTACTAGAAAGTCTTTTCAGAAGGTAGTAGGGATAAATATCGTAGATGGTAAATCAGTTACAGCAATGCGGACTTTATATAGTCTTGGATTTTCAATAAAGGAGTAAATATGAAATTTTACGAAGTCAGAATAGTAAATGAAGATAGGCAACACTTTCATAAAGCATTCTTAAAAGAAGAGAATGCTGAGAAAGAAGCTGCCGAGCAGAATGCTAGAATACGAAAAGATAGTGATAAAACTATCTTTATAGTTAAAGCTCATGTCTTTGCAGATAGTAAGGACTAATATGAGTGAATCTGAACTTCTTGGCATCTTTACAAGAGCTTTAGATTTATCTCTATCTAAAATTGTAGATGCCCTAGAACTAAGGGAATTACAGAGAATATATCCTAGAAAAATTAAGGGCAATACACAAGCTGCGGAGCTATTAGGTATCACTCCTAATGCTCTACGGCTTAGAGTATTTAAGGCTATTTATCTACCTAATGTCCATTATAAGAGAATTTCAGATAGGATATTAGTTTGGGATAGAGATGCCTTACTACAAGAAAGGTTTAACAATGAAACTATACAAGCGTAATAATATTATTTATGCTGATTATGTTAAGGGAGGTAAGCGATACAGACAGAGTTTAAAATTAGAATGGAATAAGACTAATCTTAACTATGCTAGAGTAGAACTGATACCTAAACTTATGCAAGATAAGCCTAAAGAACTCACGCTATTCGATGCTTTAGACTTATCCCTAGAACTAGACGAAAACTATCTACGTAATTCGTCTCTACAGAATATTATCTATACTATATCTAGTATAAAGAAGATGGTTAAGAATAAGAGTATTCAAGAGATCACTGTTATAGATATAGAAAAGTTCTCAATTATGCTATCTAAGCAAGGCTATTGCTCTAATACTATTAAGAACTATCTAATGGTACTTAGTAAAGCTTTTAGGTATGCAATAAAGCAAGGTATTATTACCTTTAATCCAGTCTATAATATAAAGGTAAATACTAAACAAAGCTTAACTAGGGTTGTATATTCTAAAGAAGATATACCTAGATTAATTAATAGTGCTAAGGGTGAGCTTAGGCTTGTATTATTACTAGCTTTCTATTCTGGAGCTAGAATAGGAGAGATACTTGCACTGACATCTAAAGATATATCTAGTGAGTTTATCTCTATATCTAAGACAATAGCCATTAATACTGGTGGATTACATCCTACCAAGACTAATAAACCTAGAGTTGTCTATATACCTAAAGATATTCTAATAGAGTTCACTGACTTCAAGGAATTTACTATGTCTTACCAGAGACTAGGTAGAGCATTTCAGAACTTATGTAATGCTTTAGATTTACCCTATGCAGGATTTCATAGCCTTAGGCATACCTATGCTAGTTTATTACTCAACGATAAGGTTAATCCATTAATTATTAAAGAGGCATTAGGACACTCATCTATGAAAATGTTAGAGCAAGTTTATGGACATTTTACTGGAGTGAAGACTGAAGATAAAGAAGCTATAAAAGCTAGTCTTGACACGATTAGGGCACATCAAGACTAGAACGAATTGAAATATGGGCTTTTAACAATATTGCAAAAATATTTCTTAAAGCAAAAAATAATCTCTATAATGTGCATTTCTATCCTATATTTAGACATTCTAGTGATCTTAGAAATTATCCTAAGACTAGTAGTATTTCTAAAACTTGGCACAAATTATGGCACACTAGGGGAAAATCCCCTAGTATTATTTAAAATATTGAAAACTAGCTGGTGTCATTGCATTACCTAGTTGAGTAATAGGGTTAGAGAATAGGACATCATAATTCTTCTCAATTACTGAAGAATCGAATGGTGTCTCTAAATCTAAGCCAGCCTTAGAGTTCAATAGTATACCGAATAAAGCTTGAGCTGGTTTCTCTTTTAGAATATCACTAGTCAATACTTTCTGTATTCTAGTAAAGAACTTAGAGAACATCAAGAAGCCTCTCTCTTCTAAAGCCTTTCTAGCTGGAGACATAGGTATATCGTAGTTAATAAAACTATCTATAATCCTATTATAGATCTCATCTTTAGGCAGACCTTGTCTCTCTAGCTCTTTTTTAAGAGCATATCTAGCTACGAAGTCAGATGCACTTAGTATCTTAGCTAGAGTCTGATACATTGTAGTCTCTTTAGTTATAAACATAGTTTCTAGTGCTGTTCTTACAGGATAAGGTAACTTAGCCTTGATAGCATCTATCTTCTCGTCTATAGCATCTTTACTATCCTCCATAGATATATCCTCTACGATCGAAGTAAATAGACCTTTCTGAATCATCTCTTTAATAGGAGAATCGTTGAGCCTTCGCTTGATATTCTCTATCTCTGCTTTATTTACTTTCTTACCAGACTTCTCTAGAATCTGAAGCTCTTTTAATCTATAGACATTTTTTCTATATTCTTCTAGTAAATTTACTCCCTCTACATGATCGTCCCACATCTGTTTAGGATTACCGCCTTGCATTAGTATAAGGTTGAAGTTACTGATAATGTTAGAAGTGATTGTCTTAGTATTCTTAGCCACTACATTACTCTTAGCTATCTTAGTTGCCTTTTTAACTAAGGTATCTGCCATTAGAGCTATTCGTTTTAATTGTCCAGAAGAGAGTGAAGAGAATGCCTTAGTCTTCTTAATATCTATATCTCTAAAGCCGAATATCCAGTTAAGCATATCTGCTCTGATCATTATAGGTCTATCAGCAAACTTCTCTTCGAGTTTATCTAAGAAAGGTTTAGGTAATAGCCTGTATATCTCTTGTATTCTCTCGTCTTTAGAATGCTTAGACAATTCTACGAACGGTATCTTGAATGGATTGACTTCAGAAGCATGATCTATATAATAGTTATATAGACTTGTAGCTACCTCTTCGTTATGTTTAATAGTAGCAATTTTAT